TTGACTCGATAATGTGTGCCATTAGCAATAGCTCCATAGACCCCAAATGTTGTGCTATTTGCAGGGGTAAAAGCATGGCAGAAAATTTCTGAAGGCTCTTTATCAATATCAGATAATGGAAAAGCAAAAGCGTCGCTATTGTCGTTTGGTACGTCAGGGTCTCCCTTGTGGGCTTTCCCCCTCGTACCATACTTTTTATCAGTTCCACGAATGCGAAACTGTTCGCTGCTATCTGCGTGCCAGTAAAACGCAAATAAATCGTTGAATACCGCATCGAGCGCATTGTTGCCGAGAAAAATACCCTCAAGCTCAGGCGGTTGAATGCCTGCACTACCAACGCCTTGCTCACCAACGACAAACATAAGCTTGGCGCGTTGCATCGTTCCATGGCTAAACATGCGCGACCAAATCAGCTTTGGCGTAATCAACATTCCACCAATATCATCCTTGTAAAGACCAAAAATTAGCGGAATAGGTGACGCATAATCCGCAAGCTCCGCAAGCGTTTCAAAGCCGCGTGACGGGGTAAAACGATTTGCTCCTGTAACACTGCCAAGATCAATAATCCCGCCTTGCTTTTGAGCAGCAGGCATCTTTGGCTTTGGTGTGAGCAAATATGCAACACCAGTCAGCACAAGGCTGATTGCCAAATTAATTAAAATCGCTGGCGCTGCAGGCCCTGATTGAACGTCAGGAATATGGTCATACGCCGCTGGTCTTACCGCTCCACGTCTTCTTGCTTCGGCCGTAAATGCTCGATACTCTTCCTCAGTTATCCCAATCGTTGCAATGAGCTGCCTTTCGTACGGAAGCAGTGGTACGTCGTAAATGCTCGCACCAATGACCACTGCACTTTCTGCGTCATTGGGCCGATATACAGAATCCCTTTTTGCCATGTGACTGCGAATGCCCAGGATTGCTGCGGTAGCAGCAGAATGTCCCCATCATAAGCAGCCTTTTCAACTCGCAAACCCCACCGCATTAGATCCCGGCATACATCCCATTTACTCGCCTGATACCAACTCTGCTTAAAGGGTGGCTTGTCAATACCCATACGCTCCAATGCCCGATAGCAAAGATGGATACAGTCAATGTGACCATCACTGCCGTCAGCACCAAGCCGATAAGGCATTCCAATTAGATCACTGCAGTCGGACATTATTAGATACAGGCAAATTGCCAACCAGCTTGCGCGTTAATGAGCGCCTTGGAACATCCGTACCAACTGCATCCAAGACTGAACTGAGCTGTAAATTCAAAGAGACGTTATCCCAATTGCCACCAACGACTTGTCCGGTATAACCATGCACGCGGTTATGTGATCCAGTCTCTGAATCCGAATCAACAATAAGAACGTCTACTTCCATGACGTAATGATCCCTGATAGAAGTAACGGCCCAACCACGAGTCAACTTGTTATTAGGAAAAACAATCGTTGCTTCGAGTCCGTCGCCGGTTCTGTTGACTGTTACGCCAGAAAATCCAAAAGGCACAAACCCATATTGATTATTGTCAAATGTCATTTCTTTGTTAATAAAAAAGTTCTGAAATTTAAACTGAGTCAATAATCCGTCTTTGCCTATGGCATTAATCCTTACGACATGGCCTAAAGCGTATTGACTCATATTCCGATCCTCTTACGTGTGCTGCCACTCATCTGTAAACGCTTCAGTGTTTGCTGTTCACCTTGTTTAGCACCCTGCTGTGCGGCCTGCTGCATTCCAGTTTGGAATTGATCAGCAGTCACGTAATCGACGCTATTGATCCGCTCCACTGTGTAGCGAACATCAATTGGAGCGGCAATAGCAGTTCCGCCTCCTCCTTCTGTTGCTTCAACTGCACCGGATTCTGCAATAACAGAACCACCACGGCTGCCACGTGAATAACGAGACATTGCTGTACGCATCTTTGATTCAGGGATGACATATTCAGGCTCACCACCTTCACCAATTAAAGCGTTAGTGGGGCCTGAAACATATCCACCCTCTGCAAAGGTGCCAAAAGCAGCAGTGTTGCCCAGTGTGGCAAACGCATTGTTGTTGACTGCGCCAACATCTCCAACCCCAACGCCAAAACCACCACCACCACCACCAGAAATGCCAAGAGCTTTCATGATCGTGCCGTACAAGATCATCGCCAGTTGTTGCGCAATGATCTGAGCTGCCATATCTAAAAAGTGCTCAGCCGTTGCTGCCAACATGTCTTTTAGTGCATCTTCTGCAGATTTGCTGCCGTTAATTACGCTTTTAAATGCACTGCCAAATGCGTTACCAATAACGGTGGCACCTGCTGCTACTTGGTTCTGCACGTCAAGCAATTCTTCCATCTTCTGCTTCATCTGAAACATTGGATCGGCTTCAAGTGCTTTTTGCTGTCTGTCTGCTAATTCTTTTGCAGCCTTTTCAGCCGCGTCTAGCCGGTCTTGCTCAATCTGCTGTAGCTCTTGGTTTTTGCTCAACTCAGCGTCAAGCAAGGCACTCTTTTGCGCAAGCACATCGTCATTAAATCGCTGACCAATTTGAAATTGCTTAAGTGCAAATTTTGCGTTTACGTCATCAACCTTGCCCTCAGTAAGCTTTGCATCGCGGATCGCTTGGCGCAGGTTAAACTCCTCCTGCGTCATTTTTACTTTTTCCTTTTGTTGCTTTGTTTCTTTGTTGCCGCCTAACTGCGCACCAGTTTTTTGAATAGCGTTAGCCGCTGGCGAGGTGCCATCAGTTGGTTGGTTTGGACTAAAGCCACCGGCCTCTGCCATGGCGTTTACGCCTTGTCCAACCGTATTCACAACACTCGAAGCTGCTCCTGAGACAAAACTGCTAACAGCGTTTGCAGCACCTACCGCCATATCAACAAGTGTTTTCAAAGGCTCAGGCAGTCCCTTATATATTTCTGTTAGTTTTTCGTGGATAACTGAGCCAAGATCTGCAAAAGCTTGTACAACTTGAGATGCAATACCTTTGCCAAAATCTATGACTGCCTTAAGTGCGTCGTAGGCATTTCCAGCAACCGACTTAAAGAATCCAGTAACAACGGCAGTAGCAAACTCAGCTTTCTCCATAATCCCTTGGAATCCTTTTTCCAATTCCATTGCCAGCGTGACGTTTTCCTCAAAAGGCAAAAGCTCTTGAAAAAACTCAGCGGCTGCCTGGCCTATTCCACGGAACGGCGCAAGCAATGCGTTTATTGAAGCTGCCAAGACTTCAACAGTTACTGCAGCAACTTGGAAAATTCCTTTGAGCAATATGCCTAGCTCAGAACCATCAGCAAAAAGGTTTGTGAAAGCTGTTTGCAAGCGTTTCAACGCACCGTTAATTGTATCGCTAGCTTCAAATGCTGCCTTAGCGGCTTGGCCTTGCGAGTCTTTTTGATTCTGTAAAAGTTTGTTGTATTTGTCTGTATCGGCGAGCAATGAAATTATTGCCTGCCCGCCTTCAATTCCAAAAGCCTTAATAATGGTGCCGGTGTCAGCCCCTGTTTTTTTAATCTTTTCAAGCGTGCCCACCAAACCATCACTTTTCAGCGTGGCTGCGTTAATTTCAACGCCAAATTTTTCAAACTCCTTACCTACTTTGCCCCCAGCAATTTGAGCAAATGCGTTCTTAAGGGACGTAAATGTGACTTCTGCTTTTTCGCCCTTTCCTGTAATTTGCGCTACTGCAGCGTTGACTTCCTCTAACGGCACACCCAGCGCAGCCGCGATGGGGGCGACCTTTGCGATGTTGGCCGCATACTCACCGATGACAATTTTGCCGTCGTTTTGCGTTTGAATAAATCCATCGACAAGCTTGCCTGCTTTGTCAGCTGACATCCCATAAGCGTTCAAAACAGAGGTAGTAGCATCACCAACAGTGTTGATGTCACTAAAGCCACCCGTTGCGCCGAGGCTTGCGGCCTTCAAAATGTTTGCGGCGTCAGCGGCATTTGTAAAACCAGCAGACGCCACGTCATAAGCAGCGCCGGTTAGTTCCACCACACTTGCTTGACCTGACAGCTCGCGGCTTACATCAGACAACCGTTTAGTTAAAGCCTCGCTATCAACGCCGAGTGAACGCACTTTGGCTTCCGCAAAATCTTGCTCAGCAAGTGTCGAAAAAGCAGAAGACAACATGCCTGCTGCTGTCGTCAATAATGCAATCGGCCCTAACGCCGCTTTAAGAGCACCACCTAAAGCAGCAACACCGGGGGTTGCAGACTTAGCTGCTGCACCAATCGCAGCAGTTCCTTTAGCACCTTGGCCTAGCTTTTCGGTACTGCTGGCTGCACCTTCAGCGCTTCGCTTAATTTTGCCAACCGCAATACTAAGCTTTTTCGCGTTTTGAACTGCCTTGGCTGTGCTTAGCTGTACGCCAACGGTTGCTACAGCAGCCATAACTCAACGCCTGTTCATCAGACTTTAGCGCCTACGCTTCGCTTTTTTCATCGCAGCCTCTTGCTCGTCGTTTAGCAAACCAAAATAAGCCGACCAGATGTAAAGCTCTTCTAATGTCAATTCACCGTTAAGGCGGGTAAGTGTATAGCCAAGCTCTTTCGCTACGCCGAGCTGCAATCGTAAAAAATTGTCTTTTTTAAGCTCGGCCTTCAATCTTTTGGGTCTAAATCCTCAGCCTCTAACTCGTCATCGCTAATAACTGCAAGCATTAGGGCCTGCAAATCAGCATCTCGAACATCGTGCTTTAACTCAGCGGCCTGCCCCCCGCTGAAAATACGAGCGCCACTGTCATCCAGTGCCTTCATGATCAGCAACTGCAAAGCAAAAGCATTGGTATCATCCTTTGCAGTCTTCTGTGCTCGCTCACGCTCTGCCATCGTTAATGGCGTACGCCAAAACTCAAACTCAGAACCATCAGACAGTGTCACAACTTTTTTGACTGGCTTGAGGTTCGCTGCTTTTTTCAGTCGATCGAGAGCACTTGACACGCAAAAATTTTGTTGTTCGTTATTAGCTTACACATAAAAAAGCCCCCGACACAAGTCAGGGGCCAATTTATGTATTTGTCTGATCAAGAACGATCAAAATCAAAGCTTGGTGCGCTAGTAGGACGGAAACTGATTTCTACCGCCTGTGCATCATCAGGCGTCACTGCAAATGAAGCCGAATTGATGACGGCAGGAACTTCAATCGAAGTGCTAGCGGTATCATCAGGCGAACCCGCTGATAAAATAACATCGGTGTAAAGTTTGAAAGTTGCACCTGCTTGCTTGCGCTGCACAACGTCTTCAACCAAGCGCGTTGCCATGGTGGTGTCGTCATCGGTTAGATAGACCGTTGCCGATCCAGTGCCATCAGCAAAACCAGTAATAAAGGTTCGGAATGGAGCGTTTTGACCAAGTGTTCCACCAATGGTGGTGGTGTCTAGCTCTTCCCGCGTGACTTCAAACGACCATTCACGAGCATCTCCAATCGATTGAAACTCGGTGAAATCAATGGTAAATGGAGTGGTGCCATCAGTACCATCGCTAGACAATGCAAGCTCACTGCCACCTGCGGTAGCAGCAAACGTAGCAACACCAGTTGCAGCCACGTAAGTCCTGATAAAAACAGGAGTGCCAGCAGCTAATCCACCAGGAAGAGTGCCGCCAGAGCCAGTGCCAAACGAGACTTTGTCATTAACCTTGAAATTTAAGAAAGCACCAACATTGATGTTGTTGCTTCCATCGGTTACGTCTGCGGCTTTAAAGGTGCTGGATGTGCCAGCAGGCTTGTAATAGAGGGCGCCGGACGTACCGGACAAAACAGTAGCCATGATTTTGGCGGTAGTGGCTTTTTTCGAGTCTAGCTTAGGTACGCATCAAAGCTCACGCTTACCTGCACCTGAAAAAACGAATCGGACAAACCAGAAGCAATTTGGCTAGGACCAGACGCAGCATCGAAGATCACACCACTGACAGTTTTTCTGTCAAAAAGATCTTTCACCCGTCCTGCGATCGTATAAGCAGCAGCAGCCCCAACTCCAACGCCACTGAAAACATCAACGATTAAGACGCCAGCCTGCCTATTGGTGCCAGTAGTCGGAGCTTGTAGCGTGAAATACGCATTGTCCCCAAAGTTAATTTGCACGCTTAGCCAAGGCGCATCCGTTGGCGGAGTAAACGCAGTGTTCGCGTAAGCGACTTCATAGGCAGGAGAACCAGCCATTTCAGTAGCAATCCGTCCTTCAATGACGGCACGAACATCGTTGTATGTGCTGGTCATGTGTCTTTAAAGTTTGTTCTGATGAAATTTGCAATGTCCTTTGCAACAGTTAAATGATAATTCTGCTCAATTTGATTATTGCGTGAACGCCATTCCCCTTTCCAAGAGGGAGGCATGTTTTGCCCAGCAATTACAGCCGCTGCATACTCAACGTTGTTGTAAACAATATATCTATTGCCTATTTTTTCGTCTCGATAGTTCGTCCGGTTAGGTGGCCTGAGAACGTTTCCATAATCATTGGGCGGCTCTCCAACTCCATCAGAAACGTTTTCAGAAATTTGCCAACTGACTTTTAAACGACCTGTGTCAGTTGGGCTGCCCTCTTTTAGACGCTTATCAGTTTCGTTGACTGCAGCTTTAAGCAGCTCTTCAAAGCGTCCAAATGAATAATCATCAATTTGATCAACTCGAATGCGCTTTGCCATGGTTACGCCCTCAAGATCAGTTCATGAGTGATCGCCGCGCTTTCTTGCTCAACCGTGTTAACGGTAATAATTTGATACTCAACAGAGCTAATTACAACACGATCTTTTGGTGCAGGAACTGTTGCCAGGTCTTCAGCAGCAACTGTCAGACGCTTGTCTGCAGTCTTGATCAGCTCGTCAACCTCGGTAGAACTGATGCCTTCAATTACGCCCTTGATGGAGGTGTCGCTAGTAGTTTCAGTTACCGTCCCAGTCGCAGTGTTATACGCGCCAGCAGAAACGTAACGAATCGTCACATCCGCACCAAACTTATTGATGACCGTGCCAGCGACGTTCTCTAGCGACTTAGCAAGTCCCATTAGGCAATGTATCCAATGACAGTGCCAGAAGTCAGCCTGACCGAGGTGATCACCAGGCCCTCAATACAAGAAGATGTATTGAAATTTACTCCAGTCGCATCGCCTCCAGCAAGGTTTTCATCAATCCCTTCTGCTGTCAGCGTATGGATCACAGAATCCTCAAGCGCCATCAACTTCACAAATTTGGCGGTGTGAGTTGCTGTGTTCGTGATGATCGTTGCCTTTGTGGGCTCAAATCCAGATCCGTAACCCATGATCAGCTCCGTTTGATTGCGATGTTGCCTGGTCCGCTAATTCTAAGACCTGTCAAGTACCTTTCAAACATTGGCGGCACACGATCAGCGCCTATAGCTCCGGTCTTATCAGGTGTTACCTGAAGGCTGCCAATCTTGACGCTCTTGAAATCTTCTAAGCCGCCAAGGCTGATGCCATCAACATTGTTTTTCAAATAAACGGCTAACTCAATCTGAGCACGTTTAATTTGATCAGGGATTTCGGTGTTTGTGTAGTAATCCTCTGTAAGACGAAAAGGAAACCCAGAACTGTAAGAGCGCACGTAGGTGTCTGGCTTGCGAACACCTTCACGAGGCCATTGCCTTGCTTGCGTATCGTTTGTTCTTGCGCCTAAAAATCTTTCGCGATCAAGCCTCTCTGCAGCAGCAGTTAAAGCACGATTGCGCGTGTCATCGTTGCCAGTAGTCCATTTTGATACATCAGAACTACTGATCATGGCCTCTACAAAAGTGTCGGCTTCAGCCAGTGTTATGTAGCTGTTGGCGTTTGCGCCTCCCGCTGTTGCGTCGATTGTTACTGCCATCAGGCGTCACAGTAAAAGTTTTCTGGGCAGGCTTTTCAGAGCTAGAGACTGCCGCTTGTGCAGCAGCCTCACGCTCCTTCATCCGCCTAAAGGCGAATAAACCCATCAGGAGCTTGCGCCTTTGAGAAGAACAAAGCTCAGCACGATGGCTTCACTTGCAGTCGAACCAACGTTGGCCACAGTAATTTTGAACGAACCAGCAGCAATGCTGTTGGCTTGAACGATGTAACTGCCAGCAGTACCGGCAGAACTGTGGTTCACTACAACTACGTCAGTAGCAGTAACCCTGTCGTTGTTGACTGTGAAACTGACTTCAGCAGCACCAGCAAGCTCAGCGCCTGCCATGGTGATCTGACCAGACTCTGTGTTTAGAGTCACGGCAGTTCCTTTATTGGTGGCCTGCGTAACAGTTCCACCAGTAGTAGGCCCTATGGCACTACCAGCTGTTGCCTCAAAAATGGATGACATGGTTAGTTACCTCCGTCAGTCAAGGTTAGATGTGGAAGTAATCCGAGCGATCCCAAGATTGTTGGTCTCGTAAACCTTAGTCCAGTTGCCAACTGTTGAAAGTTGAGCAGCTGTCGGGTTTGCAACTTCAGCAAACCTTGTGCCCATCGGATGATAGACATAGTGAAGGTCGAAACTGAGAGCATCACTTTTAGCCATGATGTCACGATCAGTTTCTGTTCTGAGTGCCATTTGCTCGCCAGAACCAAAAGCCCCGGGCGTAAACAAATAACTGCAATACTCAGTAGAAGAACCAGAACCAGCTGTCTGAACATCCGAACTAATAATAACCCGAAGGCCCATAAAAGTTGGAACCTGCACACTGCCGAAAGCAGGAGCAGTAGAACCAGAATCAGCAGAAGTGTCAGGCTGTCCGTTGTTATCGTAAATGAAGTCGATTGCTCGACGTTCCATTAACGAGTAGTAAACGGAAGGATGCACAACAATTGTTGACAGCTTTTCACCTTGGTCACCCAAAAGTGATTTAGCTTTAACAATCTGACGCGGTCCAAGCTCGGTTGGTGTGTCTCCAGACGCGCCATCTACTGCAAGCCCAGCAAAAGCAGCACCGCTGGTGTCACCAACAGCGCCAAAAATGCCTGCGCAGCAAGACAGCAAGTCTTTTTGACGCTCGTGAGCAATGTAAGAGGCAAGTTTTTGCCCAACAGCAGCCATCGGATCAGAACCAGCCGCCATAGCGGCTAAATCACGCGATTCAATTGCGTTGCCTCTGTGAACTACAGCGGCACGCTGCTTGTCAGCGGTAATTTTGCCTGGAGTCAGCGAAGTGCTGTCTGTCAACCGCTCGAACGTTAAGTTCAAATTTGCGGCGTAGAAAGGGACGTTGATGAAGTCACCACCATCCTCTGAAGCATTCAGCTCCGCCATTGGCTGCACCACACCGCTAGCCAAAAAGGCATCACGCTTAGTGGTCTCCTCTACCAAGTATGGAGTGAAGATTTCAGGGATGATGATGTCAGAGCGAAGAGTCGCCATGACAGATCCTCAAAAAAAGATGTTTACGGTGTGGGCACAGCCCTAAAAGCGCAGCACAGCTTTGCCTTATTACGCATACTAACGGTTCGCGGCAGTTTTCAACCTCTCATACATGTCGCGATCTGTTCTAAACAGTCGGGACTGCTCAGTCAGGTTAAAACTCTCTTTAGCAAACGGGTTTTTTGTCCCTGCAGGAATGTCTCCTGCATAGCTGCGGCCAGAAGGCGCACCACTGCCTTGCGGTTTTGGTGCTTTCTGCATCCATGCCGGAAGTTTTTGTTTTGCCCAGTCGGCAATGGGCGTGCGTTCGTAACCGTCAACGATTACAACCTGACCATCTGGATCTCTTGCGATCTGTTCTTTTAGAACTTGCGTGTTCAGAATCATGTCTGGATCATGAACCACATCACGCAACGCAGTGGCGGCAGGTGACAAAACCTCAAGCTCACGCACTCGGGCTTCTAGCTCTGCAATGCGCTTGTCCTTTTCCGATGACGCCTCACGGAACTGCTGCTCCAAAGCCTGTCTTGCTTCGGTGTACTTGCCCTGTTTTTCCAGGTCTGCTTGTTCCGCCTTAGCTTTGAAGTCCAGTAGCTCCTGAATGTCAACGCCATCGGGGACAGCCTTTGCC